AGCGCGGCCGGCATCTGCAGCTGTGGAATCTGCGCATTGGCTTCCTCGATGATGCGCAGGCTGGCTTCCGCCTTGCCCTTCACCACCTCATTCACTGCGAGCCCATAGAACGGATAAAGCTCCAACGTAAGGTTCCACAGCAGCATTGCCTTGTACTCTGGCGGCAGAACGATCTCATCGCTTAGATTTGAGAACTGCTGAAGCTGCTGCATCACAACGATATGTATCTCATACTGGTTATTGGGGATCGGCCAGATATAGAGATTAGCGAGCGGATTGCCAGCATCGTAGAAGGCGAATTGCGGGAAGGCGTTCAGGGTCTTAATGCTGATCCGGCTGTAGTCCTCGCGCGCGCGGAGGATCTCAAGCGGATAATCCACGGGCAGCGGGGTGGCTACGTTCTGCCGGAAGAATGCGAACTCGAGTTTGGACGGTCTGGGGATGTCGAAGTCACCGCCTGGTCCTACTGTGTATGACTGCTGGCCGGTGGCCTGCTTGGCCGACTCGATCAACTGGTACACATAGTAGCGACGGCGCTGCAACTGCGCCATCAACATGTTCAGAAGCTGGAAGCAATCATTGGTGTCCTCCGCCGAGGCAGTCTGGCCCACGCCAAGGACGTTAGCCATCTTCAGCGACATGTTTAGCAGGTCGCGGGGAGTCGTCGGCAGAGGACTGGACATGTTAGTGAGAGGTCCAGGCAGATCCGTTGCACAGCACTGGCACTGTCACCGCGCCGGCGCCAGTCAAGGATGCGTTGTAGGTGGACGACGTTGCATCAGTCACGACCAGCAGCAGGGCTTTCGAGGATGCATTGCACGTGGGTAGCGTGGCCACCGTGAACTGTGCGGGTTGCATCTGCACGCTCGCGCCGTTCTGGGTGCTCAGGGAACCAGCGCAGAACGGGAGCGCAGAGCCAACGCTATTGCCAGAGCCATCATAAAACGTGCTGCCCTGCTTGAAGTAGGTGCCACACTGGTTGGTGATGGTCTGGAATGCCGCTGTGGGCACGAATTGCGCTTGGGCGGCCATCGAGAAGCAGAAGCCGACGGCAAGCACGGCTAAGGAAAGAATCTTTTTCATGATGAGGCTCCTGTTTAGGATTTCGCTTCAGAAATCAGTTGTTTCAGCTTTTCCACGCCGGTGTTGGCATGCGGATCTAGCCCTAGTGCACGCGCTTGCTCGAGCAGTGCAGCCTTGTCGGCTTGCGCAGTGGCGTCGCCTTCTTGCTTAGGCTCTTTCGGGCCGATCACCACAGCTTCTTCCTCCGCGCTGTTGACGAGCAGCATCGAGCCATCGGCCAACGTCACCCATTTCGGGAACTCTTGAAACACATACTCGGAGGTGAATTCGCGGTTGTTGTGCATGACTGTTTTCCTTCGAAAACAGGGGCGTCCCCGTTAGAGACGCCCCAAATCCCACACATCGAGGAAGAGATGCCCGGGACGGAGCGCGTTACAGAACGTCGGCGACGGCGACAGCCCATTCCGGACGGATTGCAGCGAAGCCGTAGAGAATGTCCAGGCGCGTGATCAGGCTGTCCGACATCACGTCATATGCTTCGATCATCCGCATGGACACCCCGTCGAACATCGCGCGCGCGGACGACACCACGCCAGCAGTCGGCATTTCGAGGTCGGCAGTCGCCAGCGTGAAGGCCTCCGGATAGAAGGCCAGGTTCTGGCGGTACTGCGCGCTGGCAGGAAGCACGAGCGAGATCGGCGCGGTGTTACCCGGCGAAGCGGTCACGGTGTTGAACGCCGCGGGTGCGGGCACGATGGCCGGGTAGATCGGGATCGAAGTCGCGCCGCTGTTGACGTTCGCAGTCACCACGAACTGGCGCAGAACACCTTGCGTCTGGCCAGTCAGTCGATTGATCGCGTTCACCCCCTGGATGGTGATGATGTCGCCCTTGTTCAGGGTGCCAGTGATCGCATTGACCGTCAGGGTGTTGCCCGTCTGGCCAGCACCGGCGACCGTACCCGCAGTGAACGTGCCGTTGGTGTGGATTTGCACCGTCTGGTCGTCGTACCAGTCGAAGCCCAGCGTATCGCTGGTGATCATGCCAGTCTCGTACTGGTCGCTGATCTTCTTCTGAGGATTGAGCAGGCCCGCCAGCGTGGGGATCGTACGTGCCTCGGTCAGCATGTCGAGGATGATCGTGCGATCCATCCGCGGCGCGAGGTTGTTGGAGAGTTTCGCGCCTGCATCGAGCCACGTGCCCATGTCCGGCGAAACTAGGTTGCCGGAACCATCGACCTTGTACGACAGGTTCGCTGCAGCGTTGCCCACGGTGATCAGGTCGGCCGCCATCGTCGCAGCAAGGCGATTCACTGCCGGCGCCAGGATGCGCTCGCTGAAGTCATCGAGGCTCATCGTCTTCTCGGCGGTGCCGAAGGAAACGGGAACGTTCTTCTGACTGGCGACCGTGAGAGTCGTGTTCTGTTCGTTGGTACCCTGCGGCGTGATGGCCGGCCCGTTGTTCACGACATAATCGTTGGGCAGGCGGATGCGCAGGGTATTACCGATCTTGGCGCCCGTGAGGGCGAATTGGTCGTCGTATTGACGGTCGACACGACGCAGGAAGGCGTTCGTCTGCGTAAACAGACGCACGGCTTCGTTGGTGATCATGTTGATTGTGAGCAGGCTATTGGCCACGTTGGCACTCCAATCGAGAGACAGGGAACGAAGGAGCGGTGCTTGCGCATCCGCGACTTGTCTCTGCCCTGCGGAGACCAACTTGACGGGCCAATCCAGCGATTGACGGCTCGCTTATGCCTGGAAATCCATTAGCATGAGTCTAATCGCTCACAAAATTGAGGATTTGAGCAATTTCATGCCAAGTAACTGCAAAATAGTAGCTTTCTTGTGTGATGTCAATGTGGTGCGCTATACTTTTAATGCCTTCACGCATGCCGCTTGCTGGTGGCGCTCTCCCCGAGCACTGCGAAAAACTCGGTAAGCGGCATGACTTGAGGGAACGCGCAGGCTGATGCGCCTAAGTTCCAGGTAAATGCCGATCTGCCATTCGTCTAGGACGGCAATGCCGGAGATCAGCACCGGCCCCTCACTAACACTGGTGAAAGCCCGTGCGCTGGGAGTAAAAGCCGAGCAGCCTCCCCTCGGAATTGATACCTTTAGTAAGTATCGAGTGAGTTGCCCCTCTTTGGAGGGGCTTTTCATTTCTCAGCGCCGGCGACGCGCATTTTTGTTGCGCCAGGCGAACCATTCCGGCGTGCCCATCTTGGGCTCCGAACCACCACTACCGCCGCTCGAGCCGCCATCGACCCCCTCAACGGGAGGAGGGGCTTTCGAGACTTGCTTGGTCATTTCCTTGGCCGCGCGCCCAGCGAGCTTTGTCATCTCGATTCCCATTTGCATGGGCGAAAGACCCATCACGCGCATGGCCTCACCCAGATTCTCGGACTTGCCGAGCCATGTCACGAGCTTTTCTGGGTTCGGCACACTGGTAATGACCGACAGGAACTCAGGACCGCCAATGCCGGCCATCGTCAGGTTCTGCACCGACGTGTCATAGTCAGCGCCGAACTCCTTACGCGCTGCGGCATCAACCTCCGCAATGCGGCTGCTGGTCTGCTGCTCGGCCATGCGTTGCTGAATCATTTGCTCGGCATAGGTGCGCGCGAGCTGTTCGACATTCGGATGCTGCTGCGCTGGCACAACTTGGGGCGGTTCTGACCCATCACCGGGCTGTCCGGCCTGTAGTGCAGCCAGTTGCTGTTGCAGGCGCGCATTCTCAGCGGCGATCTGCTCAGCGCGTTGCTCTGCGGCTCGGCGAGCGGCCGCCAGTTCACCCATGCGCTTCGGCACCCATTCAGGCGGCTGTGCATTCTGGTTTGGCTGTTGCGTCTCTTGGGGCGCGCCATCGTTCGGTGCGGAAACCGTTTCAGTCGATGTCGTTTCTACTACTTGGTCCATGATTTTCCTCGATTGATGGGCAGTTTATTGTTGGGGTAATGGAGCTGCGGCTTGCGGTTGCGGGCTGGAATCGGTGACAGTAGGCAGCCCCATTGCATAGGCTGCTGCGGGATCGATCGTAGGGGGATTGACGTCTTCTCCCGGATTCGGGGCCGTGAGTACTTCCGTGCCAAGCTTTTCGGCGATGAGGCCGAGGATATTCGGATCGAGTGCACCCAAGATCGACTTGAGACGGTCCGTCTCGGCCTTGAATGCGGCAGTAATGGCCTCGCGTTCGTTCTCCATGCGCAGCGCCAGGTGATTAAGTGCCTCCATGTCCAGGCGCCGATTCTCGATGTCCAGCGCGCGGTCCTTCTCGGCCAATGCCTCCGATAGTTGCTTGACCATATCCGCCGCGGCTTGCAGCTGCTGCAACAATTGCTGTTCCTTCGGCGTGGGGCCATCTCCAACCACACCCGGGTTCGTGGCATTGATCCAGTTGCGCATGCGTTCGCGCAACTTGTCGGCAATCGGGAAGTCAGCCACCGCCATATACAGATCGCCAATGACTTGGGCCATCGCCGGATTGGCAACGATCAGATTCGTGAGCGCTTCAAAGGCTTCTTCGCGCTTGGTGTCATAGCTCGGGCCAGGATCCACTACCACCTCATAGCGGCCGACATTCGGGTTGAAGCTTGCATTGACACGATTCTCCTGCGCCACCTTCTCCATGCGGAGCGCTTCGGTCTGCTTCGGGTCGATGACCACAGTTTGCTGCTCGCCATCCTCGGCCATGATGCGCAGCACGCGCCGCGTGTCGTAGACCTTGGGTATCAGGTCGACCAGTTGAACACCAGTAAAGCGCAGCGCATCGTTCAGCGCATCCGGGAAATGGAATGTCACGCGCTCGCCCTGCTTCTGACGCTTCGTGATCGATACCCCGCTAATCTCGTTGCCCTGTTCGCTGAAAGTGGCCTCGTATTGGCCGCTGGACATCATCAACTCGCGCTCAGCCACCTGCATGCCCTCGAGATAGGCCGGAGAACTGTTCGGCGGCTGCTGCCGTTGCGGAGGCGGGATAGGATCGCCGTTTTCGTCCTTATGGTTGTATGGCAGATAAGCATGATTCTGCGTGTTCGCCGTGGCCCAATAATTCTCAAGCCCCTCGATGGCTTCGACGGGGGCTGTCCACGGCGATTTGCTCTGCAACGCACCATACTCCAGTGCTGCGGATGCGTTGTAGTTGTAGGCGCGCTGCGCATCCTTTTGATACCGGATGAGACCCTTGCGATCAAGACGTCCTTCGATGACGATTTCCTCGCCCGGCACGCGGATGATGGGGACATAGGCACCAGGCCAAATCCCCTTTTCTGCGATGGCGTTTCCGGCTATCACATAGAGGCGCACTGTCTTCTTGTCGACGCGGCGACGCATGACAACTTCCGGATCTTCCCGATGGGCCGCGGCATACAGTGCACGCTCGTTTGCCTCCATCTCGGACTCACGAACAAAGCGCATGCTTCCATCATCATTCGGAATGGCATAAAGCCATTCCTTGCGCGTCTCGACCTCGTAGTAGTTCGCCGTGCGGACCGTGTCTTTCATGATCCACGACTGCACGCCATTGTTATCGGCACCCATTGGAATCTTCACGCGCGGATATTTGTCCTCGAACTTGTCGCGCGGCATGTCTTCGTAGATGAAACCGAAGCGTGCATCGGAACCATCGAGGTTCTTGATGTGCGGATCCAGGTACACCGAAAGAGGATCGGGCACCTGCTTGATGCGGATTTCCTGATCGAAGCTATTGTCATCCGCATATTCGGTCACAAGGCGCCAATAGCCAATGCCTGCGCCTACCTGGAACTGTGCTGCGATCTTATAGGCAGTTGCCGCCTGCGATTTCACCTGGATATGGCGGATCACGGCACCATAGATCTGCGCCGACTCATAGGTCGCTTCGTCGCCAGTTGGCTTGACCGTAATCGCCGGCAGATTTTCCTTCATCTGATTGACCACATGCAGCCAATGCGTATGCACTTTGTTGATCGTCACCATCGGCAGTCCAGAGATCTGACGGCGTGCACGCACTGCCGCATCCCACTGTGCCTGATTGTCAGGATCTGCGTACAAGAACTCGACATCGTTCTTGAAGCGCTGGCGAGCGTCGCCTTCCCACTCTTGAGCCTCCTTGAAACGCCGATGGGCGCGCGCGATGATGTCTTCGTCTTTATCTGCCATGTTTAGCCCATCCATTGGCCATTGAAGCGGCCGGTTTGCAGTGCATGCGGCTGTCGCTTCGGTTTGGCAAGTTCATGTTTCTTAGGCTCACGAAGCGCGACGGCCATGTAGCCGAACGCATCCGCGGCATGGGATGCCCAATTGTGCAAAGGCTCATTGCTCAACTGCTTCGTCTCTTCATCTACGTCATATCGGTAGTTGCGCAGTGCTGTGACGCCTTCTTCCGTGCGCTTCTCATCGAAGTAGATGAGCGGGAACATCAAGCGTGCTGCCTGGATACGAGTATCAATTGATGTCTTGGGAACCGTGCGTACTTTGAACCCGGCATCGCGCAGTTGTTGCGCGACGGTACGTGCGGAAGCGAGCAGTTCATTATTCGCATCGTGCGGGAGCCAGCAATCCCCAAAGACGTAACGCTTAGCTTGCAGATCAGGTATGTACTCGCCGATATGCTTTCCCACGCCTTCCATGTAGTCGATGACGCGATACTCGAACGGGCCTAGCTGCGCGAACCAGATGGCCGTCTTGTCGGCGCGGCCCAAATCCCAAAAGAGATGCACGGGCTTGGATGGATCGTATGGCACGCGCATGATGCGATCAACCGCGTCACGCAGCTCGCGCGCATAGACAGCGCCCATGATTGGGGCTTCAAACGAGCACATGAACTCTTGATCGAATAGGGCATTGCCCATTGCCTCGCCGAAGTCACGCACATATTCGGCACGAAGCTTTACGAGTTGCTCGAGTGTGTATTGCCCTGTCTCATTGGCAGTTAGGATCTGCGCGAAGGCATCAGGATCGTCTTTGGCGCCCCTGAAGGTCGTATATGCATGGTTCTTGCCGCGCGGCGTGGTGATGAAGATCTGCCAGCCGTTGTTCTCAGCAATGATAGGTCGCAGGTATGCCTTTGCAGCAGGATTGGAAAGCGCCCACTCCGAATAGACAATGCCCACCGGAGGCGAGCCGACCATCGCATTGTAATTGTCCGATCCAAGAACCTGCCATGTCGAGCCATTGATGAACTCGATGTACATTTCCTGATCATTCTTTTTGCTGCGGATCTCGAGCGGGAAGGCTTCGTCAATACGCTTCTTGCCACTCCTCGGGTTGACCGCATTCCAGATCGCTTTGCGCGCCTGGGCCGCCATAGGCAGCATATGCCAGTAGCTGCCTATGCGTTCGAAAGAAGCGACAGCAGTGCGATGAAGTGCGACCTCATCCTTACCCGCACGTCGGCTCCAGATCAACTCAGCATGCTTCCCACCCTTTTCCAGGTAGTCCCAAGCAGGACGTTGGTAAGGACGCGGCTGCCATCCGTTAGGAAGCTGGATCGTCGCCATTGCTCGCTCCAAACTTCACAATCTGGATGGTGAGAGGCTGGCCACCCTCCCCCGTTACCTGAAGTGGCAATAGCTTCGGATAGATGCTTCCCCAGAAGATCCGCTCATTCGCTGGGTCTTCTTTGGCCCAAGCCACTAGACGGTCAGCACCTCCAAGTTCTTCTGCCGCTTGAGCGATAGCATCCTTCGCCGCCTTGGTGGTTTTGTTCAACGCACCTTTAGGGCGACCCTTGCCAGCAGCAGGAGGTTTGCGAGTGACAATTTTTGTCACTTCTTTAGTGCTCATCGCGTTACTTTAGCGATCCAGCAGAGTGCCGAAGCATGCGCACGCGCCACATGATTTCATTGCATGCCGCCTGTAGATACATGCGCTTCGCATCCTGTTCTTGGATTCGCGAGATTGCGCTGTCGCCCAACTTGCGGCGCAATTCCATCCGGCGCTTGGCTGTGTCTGCGAAGGTCATCAGTTATTCCCAATGAGCTTGTTGGTGAATCCGTAGTGGAACGAGATCCGCACCGATGCAGCAGTCAGCGCGACCGACAGCGAAGCAGCGATCGTCGTGCCCTTCTGCGACGAAGCCCAGAAAGCGCCTGGCGCACTTGTCTGGCGGATGACAGTGGGGATTGTTGGAGAGGCTGCCAATGCTGGGATATAAGCACGCAGCGTGGCGATGTTGCCGTCTACCGAGTCTGCGATGCTGATCAATTCCATTCCCGCGGCGCCGAGCGTTGCAATGGGATCAATCGTGATCTGAATTCCAGTGACGAAGACATACTTATCTGCGGGCACCACAAGCATGTTCTGTGGCGTCGTACCTGAGGCGGAGTTCAGCGTTACCGCGGCAAACTTCGTCGGGATGAACTGCCCTTCCAATTGCTGAGGCGTGCCGCCGTAGTCGGCAAGAGAGACAAGCGCAGTCATTTATTGAACCCCTTCAGCGTCTTGGCCAAGCGGGCGCGTTGCCCTTCCTTGCCCGGTTTCTTAGCGGCTGCATCCAGTTTCTTCGCGGGGATTTTCTCGCCCTTCTTGACGCCGAGTTCCTTGCGCAGACTGCCGGGTTTCTTCACCGCGTCCTGAATCCAGTGCTTGGCCATATCACGCCTCGATGTGTGATGAAGATTTCAGCGGCTAGTGCCGCCCATCTTCGGCGCCGGCACACCATTCAGCTTTACGGGCTCCGGCTTCGGACCCGGAGGCGCTGCGACCTTGCCGCCGGCAGGCTTGGTGCGCGCGGATTGGGCGCAGTTGACGGCGGCGCTCATGGAGCCACCTTTCAGATCACTTTTCGACATTTCATAGCTCCAATGAGTGAATCAGTGGCATAAATTGCCGTCTGTTCGATGTAGATGATAGTTTGGTTGCTCACAACTTGCAAATGTCGGCATCATCTGCTAACGCAATTCGATAGTTGTAGGCCAAAGGCTTCCGCCTGCCTTGACCCATTGGTCATATGCATCTTTTGGTGATATGCCGTAGGCGCGGTAAGACCATGCGCCGGAGATCGTGCATTCCCATGCGTACCAGTACGCGGGTTCCACTGGAAACATCAGCATGAATGTCGGATAAATCACGCGTCGGATGCGCGGCTTCTTAATTTTCGGCTGTGCCTCGCTCGTCTTCGAGAGACGCAGAAGCGAAGCGATAGCAGGCCAAATCATGTTTCCACCTCAAGCTTCTTTTGGAACCATCGACCTTGAATGCCACATGCTCCTACCAAATAAGCCTCAAACCAACTCCCATGACGGTGTGTAGAGGCAAATGTCCATCGTCTTATTGCTGAGCCAGTGACAGGGTCAACCCTACAGTTTTTTGGGGCATTGCAGAATGCAAATTCGTAGTTACCCGTGTCACTTCCCTCACAATGCTTACAATCCTTACATAGATTCATTGCCATCACTCCTCCCCCTCCCAAAGCTCCGCATCAAAGCGTGCGGCGACATAGTTGCAGATGAACGCAATTGCACTGGCGAGAGCGCAGCACACCGCGGCGATGATTAGGATGGTGGTCATGGCTTGTCCTTGTGGGCTTCGAGAAATTCCCTCGCTTCCTTCACCGTCAGCATGTCGCGAACGAAGCGGCGGTCGTCCTGCGGATAGCCTTGGTAGCGATAGCACACTTGTTCTTCGAGTTCTTCGACCAGGTCCTCCACGAGGGTGCGCCAGCCATCCGTAGCATCGGCAAGGGGTCGACGGTTCCAGGCAGCGATGGCTTCTGTCTCCTTGCTTGCGGCGAAGGCAATGAATAGTCCAGTGTTGTCACAACCCGATTCCTCGCCACATGAGATTCCGACGATTTCATCCAGCCGCTTCAGGGTCGGCCGAGCACCGCAAAACGGACACGGCTTCAGCTCTGCGCTCTCAGTCATGGATCACTCCCTTGCTTCGCGCGTAATCAGCCAATTTGACTGCCAGCTCTTGCTCATCCATACCAAGCGCTTCGGCGATAGCTCTTCTCGCTGCCGATGCTTGTGAGCGGCTAATCGTTGGCACTCGTATGCCAAGATGCTCATCGGAGTCATCCACACGCGATCGGATGAAGTCGCATGATTCGGTATATGGGTATCGGCTCATTCCCCCTCTCCCTTGGCGATTGCAGCGTCGATGTCGGTGTCCAGGCGCTCGCCACTGGGGCAGTCCGTGCCCAGCCGGACCAGGGAGTGATGGCCCGAAACTACGAAGAGCGTCGATTCGTTCCAGTTGCGCTCCCGCAGCCACCGGTACCGCTTTGCATCGCGTGCCAACTCCTCCAGCAGCACAGCGAACGACCCTTTGCTAACCTTCTCTCCGCACTCCTGACAGTATCCTTCAATGATTTCGCCGGGCTCCTCGCAGCGGCAATGCGATACCGCATCGCGCTTGTCCTCGCTGGGCTGCTCTGCAACGTGCTGCGGCAGTGGCGAGTGCTTCGGCTTTGCCGCCTGCTTGGCCCGGATTTGCTCGACCTTGGTCCAGATGCGGGCGAGTTCGGTCTCGCCGGCGGCGTGCATATCCAGACCCTGCGCGAGGCACAGCGCGGCCAGCGTCACCATTACACCGCCAACCTCCTGGTGCTTGTCACCCACGGGCCGGCCGTACACATAGTCGACGAGCTGGTGCGCTTCGCTTGCGGTCGCGCCGCATGCCTGCACCAGTTCCAAGGCCTCTTCGAGGAAGCGGTGATTGCGCTCTTCGGTGTCGGCCGCGATCTCGGCGCCGAAGCAGGCGAGCATCCACGGCTGGACGCGATCTTGGAAGGTGGTGTTGGGCTGCTCTGCGGCCAGGACCGCCTCGCCAGCAGGCGTCAGCGACCACATGGCGGGGGCGCGCTGGATGCGGGAAAGAAATCCAACGGTGGTCAGCGCGTCAAGCCAGTGTCGGCCAATATCGCAGCCCTCATCGTCTGCCGCGCACGCTTCAAACCGCTCCAGCTTCTCGCGGATCAGCGTCAGCGCCTTGACGCTCGGTTGCGGCGTGGCACGCGATAGCGCACGGGCCGGTTCGTTTTCCTTCCAGTAGCGATTTTCTTCGCGCTCTTGAATATCATCGTCCGTCAGCGCGGCAGGCGATGCGCTCGCCTCGTAGTCAGCCAGCTTGCCCACGCGGTTCTGCGCGGCGCGTAGCTTTGCCTCGTCGCCTTCGATGCCGGCATTCCAGCCCGCCAAGAACCCAGCGCGCCACTGGCGGTCTGCGGCCTGATCGGCGGCAGGCGATGCGCTCGGCGCAGGGGCAGCGAGACAGCGCGAGCACTTCCCGCATGCTGTTCCAAGCTCCGGCGCGCCTTTGCATACTGCCTGTTGCGCGCCGGCGCTCGGCTCGCTC